ATGAATGCTGACTATATGTTTATCAACGGTTCTGAAGAATCTGGTATTGACACACTTCGAACCAAGATCAAAAACTTCGCCTCCACGGTATCATTATCAGGTGGTAAGAAGGTTGTTATACTAGATGAGGCAGATTATCTAAACCCACAATCTACTCAACCTGCTATGCGTGGTTTCATAGAAGAGTTCCACAAGAATTGTAGATTTATTCTTACTTGTAATTTTAAGAATAGACTGATTGAACCATTACATAGTAGATTTTCAACAATAGATTTCAAGATTGCCAACAAAGATAGACCAGTCCTTGCGAGTAAACTCTTTGCCAAAGTCGGCATTATTCTTAAAGAACAAGCAATACCTTTTGATGAGGCAGTTGTTGCCGAACTTATTAATAAACACTTTCCTGACTATCGAAGAATACTAAATGAATTACAAAGGTATTCTGTAAGTGGTAAGATAGATACAGGCATACTAGCAAATATTTCAGATGATAACTTAAACAAACTAATATCATTATTAAAAGAAAAAGACTTTACCAATATGAGAAAATGGGTAGTCAACAATCTAGATAATGATCCAGTTGTAGTATTCAGACGAATATATGATACAATGTATGAGAATTTAGAATCAGAAACTATACCTCACGCTGTATTAATACTTGCAGACTATTCATACAAGTCTGCTTTTGTGGCAGATCAAGAGATTAATCTTGTGGCCTGCTTGACCGAGATTATGTCTCAATGCAAATTTAAATAAGGAAAATTATATTATGGAAACAAATATTAAATTGTTTAACAACGATCTTTTATTTCGTGAAGATGGAGATACAATAATGAAAACTATGGAAGATTTATTCTTCAATAAGAGAGTCATTATGTTTGGTCTACCCGGTGCCTTTACACCGACTTGCTCAGGTAAACAATTACCGGCATATGAAGATATGTACAACCTTTTTATGGATACCCAAAAGGTTGACGCCATTTATTGTCTATCAGTAAATGATATGTTCGTTATGGATGCTTGGGGTAAAGACTTAGGTATTAAAAATATTAAACTACTACCTGACGGTGATGGTGCTCTAACAAGACAATTAGGAATGTTAGTAGATAAACCCACTTCTAATTTTGGAATGAGATCGTGGCGACACTCCTCATTTATAATTAATGGTATAGTCAAAAAGATGTTCGTAGAACCCGGCATAAATAATTTAGATGATAACGGCGACCCATATGAAGTTTCTGATCCACAAACCATGCTAGATTATGTCAAATCCTTATGAACTAAAACATTATCTTAACGCAATCAATTATACCAAAGAAGATTTAGTTAAGTCCGAAGATACTATGTGGAGGAAGAAATATCCTGCATACATAGTCAATAAGATTGTATCTGCCTTCCCCGATACTCTTATGCTGGCGAATGAAATGAATCGTCACCACCACCTGGATAAAGATATTCAGTTTCAATTTTATATAAATAGTGTTAGAAAAAAGAAACGATTTAGTCCGTTCATAAGAGCGTCTAAATTAAAGGATATTGATGTGATTAAAGAGTATTATGGGTTCAACAATGACAAGGCAAAAGACGCTTTAAAGATCCTCTCTAAAGAACAGATAAAATATATCAAAGAAAAATTATTTAAAGGTGGAAAAAAATGAGTGAGGAAATACAATGGAGTCCAGAGAGTATGCTCGAGGTCTCCTTAAAAGAACCGGACGACTTTCTAAAGGTCCGAGAAACACTAACAAGAATTGGTGTTGCATCCAGAAAAGATAAGAAACTATTTCAATCGTGCCATATATTGCATAAGCAAGGTCGATATTTCATAGTACATTTCAAAGAATTATTTGCCCTAGATGGCAAACATAGTAACCTATCAGACAATGATATTGAGAGAAGAAATACTATAACTCAATTACTTGCTGATTGGGGTTTAATTAGTATCATAAATCCAGATAACGCCACTACAAAGGCACCATTATCTCAAATAAAAGTTATTTCATTTAAAGATAAAAACAATTGGTCTTTAGAAACGAAATATAACATAGGTAAAAAGGTAGATGAAACCAATTAAGTTTAATGACTTTATTACTGAAGCAAAGGAAGAGAGACAGAAACCGGTAACGGTTGCTGTTATTACAAAATCAAATCCTAATGTCAAGAAACAAAAGTCAGGTAAAAAAGCAGATAAAGAAATTACAGTAGATTTTATAATTGATGTATGCTCAGAGATGAAGATTGAGTGTGTTGTTATCGAGACTAAACACGCCATTATAACTGGTAAAGACGAAGAGAAAAATACATTAAGTGTATATAACTATGACGGTAAAGATAGTGAACACGAATTTGTAGGCAAAGATACTATTTGTATTACAAGAGCTGGAGCAGTTGAAGATGAGTCTGGTTTATCTATAATATCCGCATTTGAAAATTCAAGTTCATTTATGGTTAATGGTAAAAACGCTATGATAACCTGTAATAACAAACTTACTTCAGCATTGTTATTTGAAAAATTTAATGTACCAACACCTCGTACAGCATTTATATCTAACGAGAAAAATATTGATGAGGCGTTAGAGTTAATCGGCAAAAAGTTTCCAGTAATATTAAAAACACTAACAGGTACCCAGGGCATTGGTGTTGTTAAAGTTGATAGTTATGAAGGTTTAATGTCTACCGTACAGGCACTTTGGAAACACGATGCTGAATTACTACTACAAGAATATATGGACATAGATTTTGATGTTAGAACATTTGTTGTTGATAATAAAATATTTGCAAGTACAAAAAGAATACAAGGTAGTTCTGATTTTAGAAGTAATATTCATAGAGGTGCAAAAGCAGTACCATACAAATTAAATGATGAAGAGATTGAAATAATACTTAGGGCTGCAAGGGCAAGTAAAGGATATATGGTTGGTGTTGACCACTTTATACACAAAGGAAAAATTTATGTTCTTGAGGTAAACGGTTCACCAGGAACTGGTGCTGACTATGAAGGTTATGCATATCAAGAAGATGAAGGACCTACTCCCGGTGGTCAAATATCTGGTAAACAATTAGTAAAAAATGTTATTAAACATACAGTCGATAGAAATAATTGGGATAGACAATCACTAGTAGAGACTGGTTGGTTAGAAACTGTTGACATAGAAGATTTAGGTAAGATCAGAGCAAAATTAGACACAGGTAATGGTGCGAAAGCTTGTGCAATACACGCCGAAGATATTAAAGAGAATGGTAAAAATATTAGTTGGACTTACAACAATAAAAGATATACTAAACCAAAATATAGTGTGTCTAAAATATTTCGTGCTAACGCTGAAGGCGATGAACCTTCAGAGACTAGACCAACAGTTTTATTAAATTTAACCTTCAACGGTTTTACTTATAAAGATATAGAATTCGGACTTGACGCAAGACCAAGATCCGGTTCAGATATTCTCCTGAATAGGGAGATAATAAAGATGTTCAATGCAAGTGTGAATCCTAACAGGAGATTCGTATTGAGTAGAAGATTACCTCCTGTAAACAAAACTAAATAAAGGAAATATAATGGCACAAAGTGAAGTGAAAGTCCTACGATTAAAAGTAGGCGATTTTATAATTGCGAAAGTAAGTGAAATGAAAGACTCTTATACCATGGATAAACCAATGGCATTAGGATTTGTTGGTGAAGGTCAAAGTGGTCAAGGACAATTACAATTTGCCCCTTGGTTTCCATTCACCGATAAACGAGAAATCAATATAAAAAAAGAAGATGTACTTCTTATAGAAGAACCTGGTTTAGATTTATTAAATCACTATAACAAAAACTTTGGTAGTGGTCTAATACAAACACCTAAAGGTTTAATCACCGAATAAATTGACAAATTACATATCAGTATATGATAATGTAATCACACCTAATAAGTGTGATGAATTTGTTAAATTATTTGAAGATAACAAAGATCAATCTTTTAAAGAAAAGCAAGACTGGAAATCGTTTCAAGAATTTTCTCTTGACAATTTTCCAGATTTAGGGTATGAGATTGAAGATGTATTTGTATCTTATGTTGAGAAGTATCAAAAAGATAATAACATATCTGAACATATCTGGCCACAACATTATCATTTAGAACAGATACATATGAAGAGATATCTACCTAATGATATTGATAGATTTGACCTTCACGCCGATTCAACCGGTGCTTCCACTATGACAAGATACTTGGCGATGTTCATTTATTTAACAGATAATGATTCAGGTCATACTTCTTTCCCCGACAGAGATATAAAAATACAACCAAAGAAAGGTAGACTTCTAATGTTTCCTCCTAATTGGTGTTATCCTCATATTGGTGAAAAGGTAGTTGACAAACCAAAGTATATTTTAAGTAGTTATTGTCGTTTCCAGCTTGACATTTGATTCAATTCCTGTTATAATAGTATTATGAAGTTCTACACAAGCGTTATTCCCCACAGAGGTCGATTACTAACACGAGCAATCGTGAACGGTAAACGAATCAAAGATAGAATAAACTACAAACCTTCATTATTTGTACCAGTAAAAAAAGATACCAAATATAAAACTCTTGACGGTAGACCGTGTGAGAAAGTATCTTTTAATTCCACTTACGAACAACGAGAGTGGTTAAAACAATATGATGGTGTTACCGGTTTCGAGTTCTTCGGCAACACCAGACACCATCATTCATTCATATCAGACGAATTCAAAGGTCCTATTCAATGGGATCGAAGCAAAATCAATATCATAACTATTGATATTGAAACAATGTGTGAAAACGGTTTCCCTGACCCTAAGACTACAATAGAACCTGTACTTTGTATAACAGTTAAATCTCTTAATGATAAAGAGGTAATTGTTTTCGGTACAGGTGAGTATGTTAATGATAATGTAATCTATCAAAAATTTTCAACAGAACAACAAATGCTTGAGGCATTCTTAAAGTTCTGGCAAGAGTATGATCCTGAGATCGTAACCGGCTGGAATTGTAAGTTCTTTGATATGACTTACATTATCAATAGAGTTAAGTATCTTCTAGGTGAAGATCACATTAAAAAATTAAGTCCATGGGGTATTGTTGAATCAAAAACTCAAGGCAGTCAGTTCGGTAATGAATTGCCTTATTACGATATTCTTGGTGTATCAACCTTAGACTACTTAGACTTGTATAAGAAATATACTTATTCAAGGCAAGAGAGTTATCGTTTAAACTATATCGCTGGCGTAGAACTTGGTGATTTTAAAGATGACAATCCCTATGAAAGTTTTAAAGAATGGTACACCAAGGACTACCAGTCCTTTGTAGATTATAATGTTCAAGATGTTGAGTTAGTTGATAGACTAGATGATAAGATGAAACTTATTGACTTACATCTAACAATGGCATATGAGGCGAAAGTCAATTATCAAGAAGTACATCAACAAGTAACCATGTGGGATGCAATCATATTTAATTTCTTAAAAGAAAAGAATATAGTTATACCTCAAAAAGTTGAACACTTAGACGCTAGAGGTTATGAAGGTGCCTATGTGAAAGATCCTATTGTAGGTTTTCACGATTGGGTTGTGAGTTATGATTTGAACAGTCTGTATCCACATTTAATTATGCAATATAATATTTCACCAGAAACCATTATAGGATTTCAACCTGAACTTGCAAGTGTAGATAGAATGCTTGAAGGTGATGTTGACTTTTCTGGTTTTGATAAAAGAACTATGACGCCTAACGGTGCGATATTTAGAACTGACAAACCTGGTTTCTTAGGTGAGTTGATGGAGAAGTACTATACAGATAGAAGTAAATATAAAAAGTTAATGCTTGTTGAGCAAAAGAAACTACAAAAAGATAAGAATAATAAAACAATACAAAATGACTTTGCACGATATTACAATATTCAGATGGCAAGAAAGATTGCATTGAATAGTGCCTATGGTGCTATCGGCAATAAGTATTGTCGTTATTATGATGTGAGACAGGCAGAAGGTATTACATTCGCTGGGCAATATTCAATTCGATTTATACAAAGACGAGTCAATGAATATCTTAACAATCTATTGAAAACAGAAAAGATAGATTATGTTGTTGCTTCAGATACAGATTCAATCTATATTCGTATGGGTGATGTTGTTAAGAAAATGGGTCTCGGTGATGATATTAAAAAGACTGTAAGAATACTCGATAAGTTTTGCGATCGGTAACTGGTTCTGATAAGTCTTTTTTCCAGATAGGAATAGTTAAGACACGATTTTTTACATCAAAACTAGCAGTCTGTGTTTTTCTGTATTGAACTTCTAGTCTTTCTGTAGCAAG